GTCTGCCATTCTTAAAAACAACAATGTGGCCATAACCAAATCATCGGTTTGCCCACTACGAGCTTCAAACGTATTTGATCTTGAAACGAATGTCTTTAATTCAGAAATAAGTGCCCTAGAATTTATCTTCAAACGACCTGATTCCACCAGAAATTTTAACTTCGCGCATGCTTCCAATTTCGATTTGTTGGTGGTTATAAACCCGCCACGTCGTACTCTCCCAGTCAACTTATTTTTTGGATCATGTAACATGGTCCCTGGAAATACTTCTTCACCAGTTTCTCGTATTACCACCAAAACCGCTTCGCCTAAATTATTTGATTCCACTGACCAATAAATCTCAGGCTTGCCCTGTGCATATATCTCTTCCGAAATACTTTTGAGTGTTCTGACCTGATCTTCTATGGTGGTTCGATTATTATTCCATTCAGCAACTTGTTTTAACGAGGGTAACTCGAATACCTGAATCGCTGCATTATCGCCACCCGTCCCCATGGATGGATCTAATGCAACCACATAAGTTAACATTGGGTCTATTGGTTCATACCACCTTACCTGCCCGGTTTTATTTACCGGATCAATACCCTTAACCTGAGCCAACTTGACCGAATTTACTAATGTCTCTTCAAAAGTAATAAATTCGCAACAATGCTCGCGCAAAAAGCGATCTTCGGACAATGATCCACGCTCAGTTTGCTCCCACTCATCATCACGATCAGGATGATCAGACCATATTGCTTTATATGGTCTAAATCCGTTCTTCCCTACAGATAATGCATTGCCAAACGGATCAAACATATTGTTTGCACCAAACCATATGTCCGCAAACTGATCCTCATCAGTATTGGGTGTAGAGGTGATAATGCACTTACCACCCGTAGATAAAGCAGGTGAAAGTGAAGTCCAGAATTCCTTCGCAATATTATTTTCAACGAATGCAAATTCGTCAATATATACCAATGACAACGACATACCACGGCCACTATTCGGGGTAGTTGTAGTTGCAACAATTCTTGATCCGTTATCAAACTCCAATGACCTTTTATTGTATGTCAGTACACCACTCCGAATATGATCCGGTATAGACTCATATGCAAATCGCACACGGTTCATAATTTCCTGGGCACTGTCATACTTGTTAGATACGATTAACACCGTTGCATCGTCGGTGAACATCGCAAACCAAAGAAGATACCCCGATGCGATGGTTGTCTTACCCATCTGTCTCGATACCATCGAGATCGATCGGTTATAATTATGATATGTGTGTATCAGATCTATCTGGAATGCGTATGGTTCAAGTTGCACCCTACCACGGGTAGCATGCTGTACATACATGAAGTTACGCATGAAGTACTCAGGGCCGGTAATTGGGTGCATACACGCCCTGAGTTCATCAACTTGTTGCGGTGTGTAGTTGACTTTTGTATACGCCCGTTTAACGAGCGTATCATCTTGATAGATTGCCATTAGTCGTCACTATACTCTACATCATCTGCATATCGTTCAAACATCCGTGATAACAGATTTGTATATGTTTCCTTTGAAAGTATGGCCGCAATGGTCTCTTTGCGCAGCACAGTGCCCAACTCTTCGGCAGAATACTCATTACCTTCAACTTCTATAAAATCACCTGCTCCAAACATTACACGATTGATATTCACCGGACCGGTGGACGGTGTATGGTTTGGAGTATAGTCAATATGCCCTGTCTCCGAATTATGCCCGCTAGGATACTCAGTGTCCTCCCATTCGATATTCGAATCCGCATCAATGTGTATCACATATGACAGTTGCACAAAATCATTGTGTATACCGAGTCCTTTACCGTACATCGTCACCTGGCCGGTATAGTTAGCAGAATCTCCCGAATTCGAGAAACAAGTGTTATCGTAATCTTCTAACTCAACGGCCAATGGACCAGTGGGTGATTCATTCAGTTTTTTTTCGAGAGCTCGGTCTGCAGATTCCTTCAGGTGACTTCGATATCCGTATACGAGTTCTTTATAAATTTCGCTGGCTTCGGCTACTGCCATAGTTTTTTGTTCTGGGTTATCACCAGTTTTAGCACCAGAAGGACCAGATTTCTTAGTCACAGGACCATCTGCGCCATTGGGGAACCCAAACCCTGGATATTCCCCAAATTCATCTGCTTCGTGACGATCATCGTACCCATTGTTTAAATCTTCTTCCAACTCAGTTGATAGTAAATCATACACAGCGCTCACCGCATCATCTTTATCAAACCCCAATGATACGCCGGTGTCATCTGCGTAATCATAGTTGTCCCCGTAAAATTCCTTGGGGAATTTTCCAGCAACATACAAACCATGAGCCTTACGTATTTGATCACCATCGATACAAGTATCATCTTCCAAAAACGACTGTATGTCTTCCCAGAAGTCCCCGCGTTCAGTCTCATCCAACTCTTCCTTCATCCGTCTAAACTTACTACCATAACTGCTTCCGATAACTGCGTTACCTTCAAATGACAGCAACATGTTGTATAATACCTGCACGATGCCAGGTACACCTTTTCGATTTGTTTCTATTTGTCGTGATAAGAATGCCTTCTTCTCTGGACTTGCCGTACAATTCTGTACCATTTCAAGTGCACGTGGATATGCCTCTTCGTATGACAGTGGAACTAAAGCATTGATTTCCTCTGCATGAAATGGTGCTTTAATAGCTTCCTTTTTACCACGAGCTTCACCAACAGTCTTTCCCTTTCCATGTTTTTTATTGTATATAGCCCATGCTGTAGCAAATGCTTTTTCTTCGTGGCCAGGATATTCCTTTTTCAATTTGCGAACCAATGCTTCCATACCAGGCGGTGCAGATTCGTCCACGTCTGTTTCATCTAACGGAGCATGATCTATACCTTCGTTAAATAAGTCTTGATCTATATAGATGTCTCCCAGCCCAGTCACACCATATACACGTATGCTACCCTCGTGGTCACATTTAAATTTTACCCTACCTATGCCAGAATCGTCCTCAGACTCCCACTTAAATCCTGCGTTATACTGCCCATCATGTATAGGAGCAACATACGATATCTTAACACTCACGCCCGGAATATTATCCTGCAATTTGTGCGTTAACTCAGGTACTACCTCATGTCTTATGTCATCGCTATCTTCGTCAATTGATTCAGTTGTATCGCCAATTGGGTGACCATTCTCAAAACTTGCAACAGTGTTTTCGCCATCATACCAATCTTCAACATAATACTTGCCATTGATTTCGTTGACGTGTTTTACGCACCCCTGGTGTTTACTTTCTTCTTTTGCACGACGTATAATATTACTCACGTAAAGATCATGCAGAGATCCATCGTGTGCAGGCAGTGCTGCTTCATCCATACTTTCGGTCAAGTTCATTTTTGCTGCAACAGTCGGTATGCCCGATAACTGTCTAATACGTTCGATATCGTTCATTAGTTTACTCCTGCCTGTGGCTTAGCGAATTTCTTAACACGACCAAATAGACCTTTGTCCTCAGTACTACTCAAATGGTCGTTAAATGTGTCATACTTATCCGGTAATGTCGAATGGTCGATTACCTCATTCGGTATAAGTGAATTTGTCACTATATGTGTCGATTGTTCTTTACGGACACGCTCCAACTCTTTCAAAAACGGAGTATTGTATCCTGATCCATACGTATTTTCTAATTTGGCAGCAATAGTCGCATCTACATCATAGTCCGGATGTGCTGGATCCAAAATTGCGACATACCCTTCTTTAAATTTGTCAGAGTGCCTTTCCAGAAAAAGGTCAGTTTCTATTTGACGCGGGTCATTCTCAGAATACACCGCAATTTGCCCGGTACCAACACCAAGTGCATTGCCCAATTGAACACGCAAAAAATCTAATGATGCAGGGTAACCCATTACAATCTCAGTGATATGAACGGGCATATTTTTGATATTTGGAAAATCTAGTGGATTTTCCTGAATTGGGGTCGTCTTAAATTCTGATGCAGATTTCAGATCGTATTTTTTAAGCGCAGATTCAATACAATCAATTAATTCGTCCGACATGATTGGAATTGCGAACTTGAGTAAATACTTGTACTCAGATTTGTTTTCTGCAACATAGTGTGTAAACCCCTTTTCAGCACTATGTTCTTTGATAGATTTTTCTGACATACGATAATAGCTCCATTAATTAAAGCTATTTATCACCATCATTGGCATTTTTGCCAGATTCTATAATATGTCGCATCAATTCGTTCCTATCAAATTCTGCACCACCTGAGCGGCCAGTCCCAGTTGCCTCCGGGTTTATAATCTGGTCCATCCTGGCTTTCTTTAACTGCAATTCAATCATACGCAATTTTTTGTCAGCCTTAGCATTCTTTGCATCCAGAGCAGTCTTGAGCATTGCATTTGCAACCTCATAAATCTTACCTGCATGCATGTCAGTTACATTACCTCCTAGTGACATCAAATCAACATATGATTTCATTGCTTTGGTTGCGATTTCATCCATTTCTGAATTATGCTGTGTCAAATCAGTAACTGTAGGAAGGGCGATTTCAATTTTCTCAACCATCGACATTTCAGTGAATACTTCATTTGCTGTAGCAAGCAATTCTGCCCTGTCTGCTATAGTGAATTCCCGTTGTGGTTCATCCTCTTCATCTGGTGGCAGATCAAAGAAGGTTTCTATTCGATTTGACATGTATTATCTCGTGTTAGGTTATTTACGTTTATTTACGTTTATTTACAGGACTATTGAATATGGAGTCTTCATTCATTACACGGAATGCAATCCCCCTGCTACTGGCCCATTCGTGCGCCGCTTTCCATTTAAAGGCATTAAGTGCGACTGCTGCCTTATCTCGTTGACTTCGTGCTGATTCCATTGACGTTTCTTTCAGTGGTTTTACCTCAATTATCTCTGACTTCCTAGTATTGCTTTTTGTATCATAAACCACAAAGAAGTCGGGGATATACATTGCCGGTTTATTTGTAAATGGGTTTACATATGGTATTCGTATTGACTCGCTGGCCCAATTTAGTACATTCGGATGGGTATCAAAAACCTGCATTAGCCGTATTTCCCAGGATGACCTAAACTGGATAGGGTATGTCCCTATATACTTCTCTGGATTCTTCGGTGTAAATGTTCCCTGATGATATTTACCTGCCATATTACCCTCGTATTTCGTTAGATTTAAAACTCTGACGATTATTAATCGAGGTACTATTTGCTACCTGATGGCTAGGGTCACGCAAATTGTTAAACGCCGTCATGGTAGCATCACTAAACAATACCTTACCATCGTGCTGTGCTCGTTCTATCAATACCATCGGTGTAATGCCCAATGTTGCTGCAATATCTACTGTCAGCATAGTCATGGTATCGGCGTATACCTGTGATGCTCCTCGCGAAAGGTAATAACACTTGATTTGATCAAATGTCCCACCAGATACGTTGCCCACTACACCTGCGCCGAGATTGCCCATCTTAGCTGATCCGGGGCTAGTGAATGTCGTATCGCCTGTCGTGTATTTAAAGACATTATATACACCCGACGGAGTCACTGATGCTGTACGTTGTGTGCCCAGATAAGACAACATTTGTGAGCTGAATCTTCCTAACCCTGGGATATTATTATCTGCCATTAGTTTGATCCTTTGTATGGTGAAGATAAATCAGTGGGCACATATTTAGTTGTCGCAATTGAAGATATGCCATTCACAACACTATCCTCACCAGACGATATTGTTGATTGCAGGGTTCCCTTGACTGTCGTTGCTCCTAGCGTCTTCAAATTATCTACCGTGGTGTGCTTAAACGATTGTATGAGTGGTTGCGGATGCAATATGTTGGATATAGGTAACGGACGTATGTTTAAAATACCTGCCAATGAACTTGTACTTGTAGTTATACGATTGCCAGATATGGTATCTAATCCAAGTGAACCTACTACTGCCTGCCCCAACTTAGAATTTAATGCTCGTTGTAATGCATTACCAGTATTATTTTTGCCCTTACCTTTGTTTGTAGGGCTATTAAGGAATGATGGACTCACAGTGACGTTGAAGTTTGGATGAGCGATTTCCATGAAACTTGCTGCTAATGTTTTTTGTTGATCTGCATCCAGGCTCTCATTTTCGATATTGTAATATGCATACTCGTATTCAAACATAAACGTCAACTCGAGAGTCTTATCGGTACCTGCATAATTAAGTGTATCGTGCGTGAATGATGTTATTCTCGGATTTACCAAAGTCACCTTGTTGAACCGTCCTGCATGCAGTTGGTATATCACGATCGTCTTGATTAAATTCTTCGGTTTCTTCCAATTCGTCGGCCACATACCTTCGTATCCAAGAAGATTGTATCCGAAATTGTGGTTTGTCATATTGGGTGTTATGACATCGTCGATGCAGTGTTTTTGTCCACTAGTATCATTTGGAGAAGATGCTGGTGTCTCGTATGTATTTCCGGTCGAATCAGTGCGCTGTATAATTGTAGTCGGATCATAGACAGGTGAGTTTGTGCCACCCTCGAGTCCATCCCTAAAATAATAGGTATAGTACATCTGCCAGAACGCCAATGTTTTACCATCTGCAAC